CCGTTACCAAAGAGAAAAGAGATGCTGCGAAGACGCGCATCTTTTGCGCTGCCCCCATGGATTTTACCATCGTGGTTCGCAAATTTCTGCTTCCGGTTATCCGAGTTATTCAGAGAAACACTGCTGCGTTTGAAACAGCTATTGGTGTTCAAGCACAGAGCAAGGAATGGGAGTTGAAGTACCATCTTATCACTAAGTTTGGCGAACATCGTATTGTTGCTGGAGATTATTCCAAATTCGACAAGAAGATGTCACCTGCCTTCACATTAGCTGCTTTTGATATACTTCGCGCCCTCTGTGAGAAAGCTGGATATACTGAGACTGAATTGACTGCGGTCGATTGTATAGCTCAGGACATCTGCTTTCCCACAACGGATTTCTTTGGAGATCTGGTTCGTTTTAATGGTACTAATCCTAGTGGACATCCACTAACTGTTATCATTAATTCCATTGTTAACTCTTTATATATGCGTTACGCCTACCTTCACCTGAATCCTTTTGGTGTTGTGAATGACTTTCAGGACAATGTCTCGTTGGTCACGTATGGTGATGACAATATTATGAGTGTGAACGAAGAAAATATTTTCTTTAATCACACCACAATTCAAGAAGCCCTAAGGTTGATTGATGTGGAGTATACAATGCCAGATAAGCAACAAGAGTCGCTCCCTTTTATCCACGTATCCCAAACGTCCTTTCTTAAACGATCTTTTCGTTACGATGAGGATCTTCAGGCTATTGTTGGACCTCTTGAACACGATTCCATCAGTAAGATGTTGACTTCGTGTGTGGCTTCCAAATCATTTACGGCTGAGCAGCATATGCTCGCTGTTGTTCGTTCAGCAATGGACGAGTACTTTTGGTTTGGGAAGTCCGTTTTTGAGGATAGGAGAGCAAAATTCCACCAAATCATGGAGAGTTGTGGTTTATATGAATACGCTGAGTATTTTGATCCACTTCCCACATGGTTGGAATTAGCTGAGCGTTATCGCCTAGCTTCAGTACCCTTCTTGAACGGAGACCCATATGCTGTTAAGTGTGTGGTAGTACAGGAGGATGGAGCGAGCGAATAAGCTGGCAATTGGGCTTTTTAATGTTGTGCCCGTGGAGACAAACCGAAACAACATTCGTCTGTTAAGTGCGGTGGATTCTTTATGTCGATATAAGGACCACGTCTGTTAATTGCAGATGAGAGACACAGGCTACTTCGTGGGCCTACTGATCATGTGTGGTGTCTTTAAATAATAAAGCTATGATCAATTTCGACACAGGTGTGGGTTACGGACAGAACCCACGCTTTTAAACAAAGTCCAACTCAAAAGAAGAAAAAGAATTGTCGCCGACAAATAATTCGGCAAATATTGCGGTGCCCGCTATTTCAGGGACGCCGCAAACTGAGACTGTTGCTCAAATTGGGCAACAGAGAGGTACTACCCAGTTCAATGATTGTACTGAAGAGGCACTATATACTCAGCCTTCACAAGCTGATCCCACTTTTGCTTCCGATGCTATTGACATTGGACAGTTGGGTGACTTCTTGTCTCGACCCACTTTAATCTATACCGCTACGTGGTTGCAAGGAACTAGTTTTGCTCCCGTGTTTCGGAATGTCTGGAAAGATTATTTCGAAGCACCAGCTATCAAACGTAAAATAGAGAATTATGCATTCTTTCAGGGAGAAATCCATATGAAAATAATGATAAACTCTTCGCCTTTTAACTACGGAGCAATCATTGCAGCCTATGAGCCTTTAATTGGCCACGGCTATGAAGTGTCCTCCTCTGACCCTGTCCCTAGTTTGCGTACTTGTGAATTCTCTCAGTTTCCACATGTATGGATACTTCCTACCTCAAGCCAGGGCGGTGAAATTGTTTTCCCTTTCATGTACGATCTCGATTGGTTAGATTTAACTAATGTGACTGAGGTCGCGAGTATGGGTGTATTACATTTCCTTGAGGTAGAGCCTTTAATATCGTGTAACGGGTCCGTTGGACAAGACTGCGACATCCAGCTGTATGTGTGGTTCGAGAAAGTGAAACTTTCTGGTCTCACTCATCGAGCACCATTACAAATGGGTGTTATGTCTGAGGTTAGTGAAAGAGTTCCACAAATGTGGAAAGCTGCAACTGCCAAATCAATGGACGAGTACGCTAAGCGTCCCGTCTCTTCTATAGCCAGCACTATTGCTGCTGTTGCTAAACCATTAACTAGTGTTCCTATTATAGGAATGTTTGCTAAAGCTACTACTATAGGTGCTAGCGCGGTCTCAAAGATAGCTTCATTATTCGGTTTTACAAATCCGCCTAATATAGCCAATGTTGAACCGGTGCGTCAGGCGCCCTATCATGGTTTCGCTTCTGCGAGTGTTTCCGTTCCAGGTGACACATTAACACTAGATCCCAAGTGTGAACTATCTATAGATCCACGGACAGCGGGTCTTGGTGATTACGATGAGTTGGCGATAGCTAATATTGCGCAGCGTGAAGCTTACTTTGGTAAAGTCTATTGGAACACCACGGACCCTCCACAAACCACTCTTATGGGTACATATGTTTCCCCTTTGCAATGGTTGGTGGATGCTCTCCCTGGTTCTCTTGGTGATCAAATTGCAATGACTCCTACAGGGTTATTGTCAAGAACCTTCGCTTACTGGCGTGGTGATATAATATTTCGTTTTAAAATAATTTGCACCGCGTACCATCGTGGTCGCTTGCGCTTTTCCTGGGATCCCGTG